GTTCAATATTGCGCTTGACCTGTTCGTCTAGACGCTCCTCCATCTTACAAAGATCTTCAGTTAGTCCCTCAAGAACATCAACTTTCTCGTCAGGAACATTAATGTAGTGCTCTTCAAAGAGATTCTTAAGACCTGCAAGGAAGTCTTCAGTGATCTCATTTCTGATGCCGCGATCAACAGCAACTTGATTCTCCTCAAGCCACTTGCTGACAGCGTAGTTGAGAGTGCCATTTACTTCTTCAGCAAGCTCTTTCTTTGCAGATTCTACTTGCTCGGTAACATGTGCTTCAAAAGTCTCGTTGAGTTTATCCCACTCTTCCGAGAGCTTTGACTTAACAGCAGCCTCAAAAATTGTTGTTGCTTTTTCTTTGAAGTCTTCTGATAGTTCAGTTCCTTCGGTGAGTGCTGCAACATCTGCACTCATATCTACCTCTTCAAACTTAGGCTTGATGGGATAGGTTACTCTACCACCTTCCTTAGTTCCATATGCAATGTCGCTACCGAACTTAGGAGCAGTGCCATTAGGAAGATCGGTGTTGGAAGCGCCACGGTTTGGTTCGCCAGAGATGCCACCAGAAATAGGAGCAGCTGCCTTAGCGCCAGGATTTTCATCTCCATCCTCATCATGCTCATGAGGAGTGGTAGTTACACTGTTAACTTCTTGTGGTGCTTTTTGACCGATAGCAACGCCTGGTTGAATAGGAGCAGCATGACCAGTTGCGCCCTCACCTGCAGATGCCTTAGCATTAACTGCAGTTTTGGACTGTCCTGAGGCAGCAGCATCGCCAGGGAGCACAGCAGCAGTCACTGTTGGCATAGGATCTTGACCAGCCTCAGAAAGGACAGCAGCGTGCTCACTAGCAAACTCCTCAAACTTTTCTTTTAACATATCTGACATTTGAGTTTCCCCGTGTTCGTTATTTTATCTATAGTTTATTTATTAATTTAGTAAATTAAAGACCCGCAAGGAAGTTCTGCCACGCGGAAAGTGTTCTTTCCTCTAGTTGCAGTCTAGTTGCGGTGTCAAGAGATTTCTTAATCTCAGCAATGTGCTTTTCTTTTAAGAGACCATTGTCCCAGACCCATTCTTTACCTTCCATGATTCCATTAACAAATGCATCAGGTGCGGAAGGATCAGCAACGATATCTGCTGCTGTTGCAAGCATGAAGTCGTCCATAACATAGGATGCACTTTCCTGACGGTCGATGCTTCCCATGCCTCTTGAAGAAACTCCAAGTTTGACACCTTCATCAAGAAGAGACTTAGCGATGTTACCCATTGGAGTATCAAGAATTCTTGCTTTTCCAATGAAGTTTGTTCCTTCTGCCTTCAGTGATGTGATGCGATGAGAAACACGATCAAGGTTGACAGTAGGACCATCGGGATGTCCGAGTTCACCAAGAGCACGTCCTTTTGAAACATACTCTTCATTGTAACGACCTACTTCTTTTTCCAATACGGAGAAAGGATAGATGCGACCATTACGATTCTTGATCTCAGACTGCAAGAAAACACCTTCGATATAAAGGTGCTGCTTACCATTTTTTTCTTCGGTAAGAATCTGAATATCTTCGATGTTTTCTGTAATAAGTTTCATTCTTCTTCTTGAGTTTCTGTTGGTTCATCAAAAAAAGTGTTTGCAACTACTTTTTTGTAGTCGTCAATTGCTTGAGCTGCCTTTCCAAAAAGAAGATCATCGATCTTATCAAGAGCATCTCCGCGTTTCTTATCATGAATAAGATTCACAATATCTAATACTTCAGAATCCATAGTCAAAGTGTGTTGGATCTAATTATTTATTAGATTGCGAATTGCTTGGTTGTTTTGGTGGTGCCTCTTTCAATTTTTTGATCTCTCTGTCCGCTGCAGCATCTGCTTCCGCAGATTGTAGTTCAGGTTGGAATGCTTTGTTCTGTTGCTCTAAGTCCGTAAGCATATTTACCTGAACAGGATCGATTGCCAATCCAGAATCAATGTCTTGTTGAATCTGTTTGTCAATTTCTTTATACTCATTCTCAGTTTGCATGAGAATTTTGCGGCGGATGTATTCTGTAGAGAAATACTTACCAACAAAAGGATCCATCTGAGTAACAAGAGTGATGCGCTGCATCTGCATCTCTTGCTCCTTCAATTCATTGAAGTGATTGTCAAATAGAAAGTCATATTGAATATGCTCTTCCATATCATCCCAATCCTCAGGGGTAATAATCCCTTTTAGAATTAATTGAGTCTTGAGGATATCATGGAACAACTGAGCAAAACGCTTACGAAGACGACCGATAAACTTAGTAAACTTAAGTTCGTCACGCAGAATCTCTGTAGACTTACCAAGGTTGAATGCTTTGTTATCGTCTGTCAGACGAGAGGGTGGCAGATTTAGTGAGTTGTATAGTTTCTTTTTAAAATACTCAACATCCTTGAGTTCACCAAGGTTCTGACCGCCTGGGAGTGTAGTGATTTCAGTTCCTCTGCCACCTTCTCTACGTGGCAACCAGAAGTCTTCCAGCATACTCATATGCTTTTTGTCATCACGGATCTCTCCAGTAGATCCATCATAAACAAGTTTATTTCTGTAACGTGCCATCACGTCACGAAGATACTGTTCCGCTTTGACTTTAGGTAGATTGCCAACATCGATGTAGAAGATTCTACGCTCGGGAGCACGGGACAATCTGTAGATAACAAGAGAGTCTTCAATCATGCGAAGTTGATTGAGAGACTTGATTGCCTTATGAAGGAAACTCAAGTTCATTTTTTTGTTCAGATCCATAAGACCTGAAGTAGATTGAGCGATAGCATCTGCTGCAATCTTGATACCTTCTGAGTTTGACCAATCCATTGCTCCAGTAACCATTGGAGTGTTACCTGCAAATCCTTTTGGATTGTAGATATAAAACTCAATATAATCACCGTAGTCATATTGTAGAGCAGATCCTTTTTCTTGCTCAGTTTTATTAGGATCTGTTCCTTTTAGTTTATGTCTAACTTTTCTGATCTTGAGGGAATCGATGTAGCGTAGTTCCAAGATTCCTTTCTTGGGATTATCAAGATCAATTACTTTATGATAATGACAACGACCATCAACATACCAGTTGCGAATGATCTCGTGTGCATTAGTATTGAAATCTATCATGCGGAGAATTCTGTTAAACTCATCACGCATTTTCTTTTTGACACCAGCACCTACCTCAAGATTTTGTAGGTCAATTTCTACTGGTTTGTCATCTCCATCATTAACAACAAACTCATTCACAATCTCGTCGATTGCCGTATCCACTTCAGGGTGGAGTGACATGTCGCGATATCTGCGAATGAGTTCGTATTCGTTTCTTGAGTTTTGCCCACCAGACGTATCAACATATGTGCCAAAATATCCGCCAGCAACAGTGCTGACGGATGATTCATTGTTAGGAGGGACAGGGGACTGACCTTGCTGTCCCTCCTTCTTATTAATAATAAAACCAAATAGTTGACTCATCAGTCGTAAACAAATCTATTCCTAGATCTATTTATCAGTCTTCGAGAAGACGTGCGTCACCAATACCTTGCTTGACACCAGATACTCCATTTTGAGTATCACCAGATTCTACCTTCCAGTATGAATACTGGAACTCAACTGTGAATTCTTCAATCTGATCATTGCTGTCATAAGCAAGGTCGATCTGAGAAACATTAGTTGGGAATGCATAGTATAGGTTATACTGACGAAGAACTTCGCCAGACTCGGATGCATTCTTCTCAAGTTGCTTGACCTTGAGGAGTCTGGTGTAACCGTCTGTTGAACTAGGAGTGAACAGAGGTGCGTTGTTGGTTTCGTGGGAGTTGATCTGACCCAACCACTGCTCGAAGTATGCACGGATCTTCATCTCTTTGTCGTTGACAAAGGTTGCAGTCCATGTATCGAAGGTGCGGTCACCAGCGATCTTAACAGTTCTGCCACGGAAAGGAACTTCGATTACACCCAGGTTGGATGCTGGAAGTGCAGCAGATTTACAGAGCAGGTTGATCATGTCAGCATCGCCTTCTGCTCCCGAAACTTCAGTTGGGAAAGCGATATCAACCATGAACATATTAGGCTTAACGCCTTGTCCAATATCAGAAATAAAGTTGCTTAACTTAGTTGCCATTTTTTTCTTTTAACCTCGTGTGATGTTTATGATGGGAACCTTAGATCAACGACCTACGACTTCACTGAAGGAAACTCCAGTCTTGGTTGCAGTGAATGTGACTGTGATATAGTTAATCGAGCGAGTTGGTTTCACATAAACTTCAGCAACAAACTCGTTGCGATCAATAACATCAGGGGTGTTGTTTGACTCGTCACAGATAACGAGGTAATCGGTAACACCTCTGCGTGCCTGAACCTCGGAGAGGTAGGAGTTGAGTGCGCTAGCAAAACCTGCTCTTGTAGTAGCATCGTTCTGTTCAAACAGGACTCCTTCTGCAAGTCTGCGTGCTCTCTTCTCTAGGTTGAGGAAGAGACGGCGAACGTTGATTCTGTCGAATGCAGAAGGTGCTGCAAGCGCAGTCTTGTCACCGAACAGGGTGATGCCTTGTCCTCTTAGACCGACAACAGGATTGATTCTGTTTTGATAAAGTTCGTCTCTGTCTGCCTTATTAGGATTGTATGCCATCTTAACTGCGTTAAGAATACCACCACGGTTGAGACCAGCAGGTGAATACCAGTCTTCCTGGACATTAGAAGTTTGAACACACAGACCAGCAACATCTCCGTTGCAAGGAATATAGCGATACTTGTCAGTAAAGCGATCATAAACATACTTATAACCACTGTCAAATACAGCGTATGAAGTAGAAGTCAGATCCGAGAAGAACGCCAAAGTGTTCTCTTTCTGCTGAATAGTAGTTAGTGCTTCAGATCCAGAAGTAGCAACTTGATTACCTTTGTGAGGAGAAACAAATGCAATAGCGTCTTTTCTGCTAGCAGCAATAGAAATAACTTTAGCTGCTTTTGACTTTGTGTCTACTACTGCACTCATCGAACCGCCCATGAGAACGAAGTCGATGTCAGTCTCTTCGGTGTCAAGGAAAAGATCCATTGCAGCACCAAACTCACCAGCAGTGTATGTATAGTCATCTGCGCCGCCATCGAGTTGCTCACCGACAACACCAGAAAGAGCGAATGAACCAGTTACACCAGCAGCTGCTTGATCCCAAACAGCACCTGTCATATTTGCATCTGTCGAGATGCTTAAACCATGATAAATGTATTGTGATTGCTCATTGATTACATCTTTGTAGTAGATGCTTGATCTCTCTTCGCTTACTGCGTCTGTCAGTTTTGATAGATAAGTGAGTCTTTCAATAACAGTATTTGCTGTTCCAGATAAAGCACCAGTTGTATCAATTACAGCAAAATGGAGGAGGTCATTAGAAGCACCATTATCTGCAGCAAACTGAGAGGTTCCAGGGCGAGGACCAATAGCAGAAAGTTTGATTCCAGTTGAACCGATTTCTGTGTTAAGATACCAATTTTTTACAGAAGATAGTGCAATAGTGCTACCACCATCAGTAAAAGTTGCACTGCTTGTTAATGCACCTGATGCTGTAATTGTAATTGTAGTTCCAGTTGCATCAACAACAGTTCCTGTAATACCACCACTGAATGCAACTGCATCGCCAACAGCAATTGTTGCTGTAGTAGGTGCGCTTGCCAATTCAACGATGTAATCTGGTCCTCTGTCTACAATGACAGCTAAAAGTGAGTTGCCCCAAGTTCCAGCAGTTCTTGCATTAAAAGTTTCTCCAGCACCTTGACCTGCATCCCAGTGATCCTTATTTCTAATAGCGATATTACCACTTCCAGTTGATGCATTTAGAAGACCGTCGCTATTAACGCGAACTACAGCGAGTCTTCCGCCATAGTTTAAAAACTCGTTAGCAACCATCCAATCCTCAGCATTATCATCGGATGGTTCACCGAAGATAGATACTAGTTCTTTTTGTGAATTGATATTTACGATATCACCGATTGGTCCCTTAGCAAAAGATGATGCGTGTGCTGCTCTGATAGCCAACGCACCTGTCACGACAGCATTAGTAAGGTCACGCT